TTTTTGGTTAGCTCTCTCTATCTATTACATATTTTCTATTGACTTCCAATTATATTTATGTTTTATCATGTTATTGCATTCAAGGCGATTTTTAATTCTCTTGTTTATTCCAAAAACGGTTGATATAAAAGGTTTCTCTTACTCTCGCATAAAAAAAGAACCATGATTTTCTCACGGTTCTTTCGTTTGTTATATTCATTATATTGAATGTTATGCGTTTCTCCAATTCACTAAATCTCCACGTATCCACATACTATTACCGAGGTTATACCATGTATATCCACCTTCTCCAATCGTACTACCCCATGATTGCCATTCGCTACCACGGTAGACACGTCCATTACTACCACCTACCGTATTAATACTAGACCCGGTTGTAGGCTCTGTACGGATAAGTGCTGTATCCACTTTGACAGTAACGATACCTTGACTACCTGTTACGTGTATATCCTCTCTAGGAGCTTCATTTCGACCTGTAACAGCTTGTCCCGTTACACTTGTTACGATTGCTCTACATACCTTATCGAAATTGTTTTCATAGGCTTGCATGTTCCCCGGATTATTTAAGAATGCAACCTCTATTAAAATAGCAGGAGCATTTGTCCCATTCAGAACCGCTAATTCCTTCCCTTGCTTCGCTCCACGGTTTGCGATACCTAACGCACCCGCCACGGCTTCGCTCACTTTAGAAGCTAAATTATATTGGTCATAATACCAAACCTCAACACCGCCTTTTTCTGACGTTGCTTGGTTGAAGTGGATAGCCACGTCTATACGATCTCTTGTATGACTGTTACAATTCGCACAAATGTTACTTAAGTTTTGTCTTTGCGAATGTCCTACATCATCTGTTGTGATTGCATAGTTAACACCATTCTCAGCGCATATTTCAGCGATTCTTGCTACGACTCGTCTTGTTTCGACTTCCTCTTTATACCCGTTTGCGTGCGCTCCTGTCACAAATGCATTATGTCCCGCATGAAAAGTTACTAATTTAGTCATTTTACATTCCTCCTTATGGTTTTAAAATCCATGAACCGTTTATATACATGATTAACGGGTCGCCCGTATCAACTCTATCTGCCAACATACTGATATACCCATCTGTTTTTACAAGTAATGAAATCGGTGCAAAGCTACCATCTTTTTTAGTGTATGCTCCGGCAACCATCGTTTTTTGTTTCGGTTCATACCCTAAGGGTACTTTTCCAATATTCATATTTTTACCATTATACCCTTGGAATACCATACCATTTAATACAACAACGCTATTTTGTTTTGTAACACGTAAACCAGCTTCGGTATGGTAGAAAGGTTCAGATAATCCTGTATCTAAACTAACAACAATACTTTTAGAGTCGTCATTAGATGTATAAAGTGTTTCCGCCTTTTTCTCTGTTAATAGACGTCGCCCACCTTCATAGACGCCTTGTGTATCACCCGTTTCACTTGACCAAACAAGGGTATACCCACGTTCGGTAAATTCCATGTCTACCTCGAAATATTCCTTGCATTCGATTGAGTGATAGACGATTACACCACCCCTTGAATAAGAAGATAGAACAAGATAGAGAAAGTGAAATCCTTCCGGGTCTTTATATACTTCAAATCGGTAACTATCTTCACGGGAATCCCCAACTTTCAGTAAGGACGGTTTGAGAAGTGAAGCAGACCCACCATTTCGAACACCGAATGAAAAGGTGTATAACGGTTGTGCTGTACCCGTGAAACCAAAGTTACTTTGCGGGAAAAGTTGTCCTTGCAGAACAGACCCTTCCGCACTATCAACCGGGTTTCTTGATTGAATTCTAGCAACCTTATAATAAAGAGGGCGTTCATTCGTTTGCGGTAACCTCTTTGTTTTTGTTTCTATGACCGGAAACGGTTTAACAAGTCCCATACGTTACACCCCTAACAGTCGAACCATTCCATTTCCGGATTGGCGCACAAATGTTATTTTATTTGCTTTCCTTGTAAACTCTGATAATTGTTCACCGGGTTTCAAACGGATTGTCACGTTTTTACCTGATAACAAATTTGGATTTAATGCATTATCATCAAAGTTTAGGAATAGATCAGTGTCGCCTTCATTCACTAAGTACGAGAATTTAATGACGTCACCTACATTACATACATAGTTCCCTGTCCCAATCAATGCTTCGAAATAGAAGTGACTTGCTCGCACCGGGTCATTCGTAACCTGTACAGGTGGCATAGCAGAAATGGAAACCCCGCCTTCTACGTTCACACTTCCGATATGACTTGTACCTTCAGCAAGTGGCGGTAGTTTTGCTACAGTAACCGCTCCGATATGATTTGTACCCGGCGGCAATGTTTGTAGCATAAAACTAACAGCAGGCATTTCTGTCACAATTACTTTTCCTAGATTGTTGTTCCCGGCAGGTAGCGCACTTGAAAATCCTTTTACAATGACGTTCCCGTCTGTCCCTCCTGTACCACCGCCACCACTTGGTGCACTTGCACTATTGGCAAGTACAGCAGGGTTAAATGGCTCATTGAATGATGTTAAAATGATACGTGCCGTCACATCGCTATCATTATAAATTTCGATTTGGGAAGACCCTTCTTTTCTTGCTAGGATGTTTCGTCCATTACTTGGAACCATTAATTCATATTCATGCGGACTCGGTAGGACACGAACACCCGCGTATAGCGTCGCTACAGATAGATTGTTAATGTCATAGTGATTTGGTCTTGTATCTTCAAACACGTGTGTATACGCCATTCTAGGCGGTAATGTGAGCGTGACCTCGCGCCATGTATTATCCTTTGCCATGTTCTCAACTCCTTAAAATACTTTTACTTTCATATCCGGGAATGCTTGGAAGAAGAAATACACGGCTATGATTAAAAAGACCAATATCATAACAGCGCGTATAATTCCCATAAAAGCACTCGTGATAAAACCTTTGTCGGAATTTGGGGAAGCCGTTCCTGTGCTTAGGTCACCGCCACCGTCACCTTTAGGTCTATCAATCAATGTTTTATCGCCTACATACATTTTTCCGGCTTGGTGTTTTCCCTCTTGCCACCCCACATGAACATGGTCATAATGTCCAGCAGTTTGCCATAACACTTCCGTAAATAGCGGTGACGTTTTCGCCCATTTTGCAAATTCGTCCATTTTATCTTTCGAACCCGCGAAGTCCATAGCCATGCCTTGGGAATGGCTGTCCGGTCTTCCGCTTGGTCCGGTAGAACCGGGGCGATAACCACTTGTGAACCTGAGACCAAGGGACAACGCCTTGTCATAGACTTGTTTCAACTTGTCGTTTAGTTTGAGTCCCTGTATGTCCGCCATTCGTAGCACCGCCTTTCGGTTTTACTTTTTTATATCCCTTGGATCGTGGGGATGACTTTGTAACTTTCTTTGCTCCGCTCTTTGCCGTTGCTTCCACTTGTGGGAATGCCTTGGCAAAAAAGAGAACACAAGCCACAAAAGCCAATAGAATAAGCAAGGCACGAATGACGCCATTAGCGACACTTGTGAATATTCCACGTTTATCACTCCCTCCACCGGCAGGAACGCTCCCTTCTCCGGTGTATGGCGTTCCATCGTCATACTTGTCTAATCCATTTTGTTTAATAATAGAAATCAGTTGTCCCGCATAATTTGGGTCGGTTGCATAACCGCCCGCTTTAATCCCTTTTGCGAAGTCCTCAAACGTTTTCGCGCCTTGCAACTTGGAAGCATAGCGCGGTGTTTGCAAGAGTCGTGCATGGTCAGCCATTGACTCATAATAACTGTTGTATTTTCGGAATCCAGAAACACGACCACCGCCCGCGTCATATTCTTGTGACCATACGGTGTATGTCCCGGCGGGTCCGACTCCTTTAATACCGAATAGATTCTTTGCATTATAGGCAAGACCGGACATTCCCCCGGGATTCTTACCACTAGATTCAAAGACCATTTGACCGAGAATAATAGAAGCCGGGATTCCTGTTTCTTTTTGGATTCGTTGTGCGTCGTTTATGAATGGTCTCACATCTAAAGCCATATCATCACCACGTTTTTATTATGTTTGTTCCGGCATTTGGCGCGTCTTTTGCTTGTACTTGTTGCGTGTGAACATTACCGGTCATTTTCTCTTGTCTTGCTTTCATGGATAATTGACTGATTAACTCTTTATCAGCAGAGAAACCTTTCACGTAGTAATACTCACGATCACCCGCGTATCCGTTCGGGTCACGGAAATGGTCTACCACACTTGATGTAATCCCGTTAGCGATTAAGTAGTTTTGCATTTTCACCGCGTCATTTAGGTCTGTATAGTCACCGCTACGTAATTGTGTATATTCCGATGGCGCTTTTTTTCCTGTCGCTTCTAACAACGCGTTCATAATTTCCTCTTGTCGTCCAACAAGTGTATTCATTCCATCTTGTACAACCGAGTTTTGACTACCGAGCGTTGGATAGTTTGTGTAGTAGTCCTTCAATTCTTCCTCTACAGCTTCCTGAGAAGAACCGCTATGATTTGCCTTTCCCACAAAAAGAGCCACTAGGACGACGGCAATTCCGCCCCCTAGTAATAACATCTTTTGTTTTTTGTCAAACTTCGGTTTATGTTTTCCACCACCCCCGCCACTTGCAGGAGGGTCGAGTTTTTCAAATTCCGGCATTCCCTACACCCCCATAATTGGATTCCCGAAATAATAGCCTTGTGGGAAATCCTCTCTTCGGATTTGTTCGTTTTGCAAGTTTGGGCGTGTTTTTTCCCACGGTTCCCTTATCGGGTCAGCCACAACCATTTTTGGTTGCTTTGCCGTATGCTTTACTAATAAGGCATAAGAGCCGAGGTACTCGTCCAACTCTACATTTAAATTGATGGAAGGTGCATATACAGGTTTGTCCAATGTTTGGAACGCGTGACGGTTTAAATTGTCGCGCTTGTAATCCATATAAACCCCTCCTATCGTCCTTGTAATGTTTTAATGCCCGCAATTGAGTTTTTACCCATTGCTTCAATGATTGACACTGTTTCTCGACCATTTGAAAGGAACAAATAAATACCAATGAGCATTCCAATTCCCGCGATCATATCGAATACTTTTGTCATACTCTCACCTCATTTAATAGTTTTATAAACTTGCCCGAATTTGTAACAACCATACTCATTAACACGAGTAGCAAAAATCCATTTGTTACACGCTCATTCGTGAAGGATTGTAATAGGACGGTCACGGACATAAAGAAGATGACGAATGGCATTGACTCCGTAAATTCTTTCATTTAAACCACCCTTTCACCGTACCCCACGTATCCTCGAATAAGTCCTCCCAACTGTATCCGAGCCACCCCTTATCTTTGTACGCGTTCGTTTGGGCGCGTTTCTTGCTTTGCTCAGAAAGTCGTTCTAACACTTCTTTCTTTTTGGGGTCTTTTTCATTTTTTGCGGGTTTCTCGAACATAATTTCCCCCGCTTTTTTATCCGCTTCTTTTTGCGCTTCCCTTGTATTCTTTGTTGTTTCTTTTACAGACTCTTTCGCACCATCTACCACTTTTTCCGCGACCTCTCCAGCACTTGGAAGTGATAAGTCCGGCGTCATCATTTGCGCCAACTTTGACAGACGTTTCTTTCCGACAAAATCGTCAAATACGAGCCATAAAAACAAAAGGGATAGAGTGAGAAACGTTAAACCTTTCGCGTCGTTGTTCACATGTCATCACGCCTTTTTCTTTCGAATTACAAAGAACCATAAAGCAAGAATGGCAACAACTAGGATTAATGATTTACTCATGCTTACCGCCACCATTCTTTTCAATTGCTATCTTTAAATCAGTTAACGCACCCGTCATGGCTTGTGTATCCTTTGATTGTTTTGTCATCATAAAAATAGCCGTGAAAATCGGAAATCCCACTTGACTAATGAATTGAGCAATCTCATTCATGACTTACAACCTCCCCGCCACATAACCGAATGCGATTATGATAATAATGAATAAACCAATGGACTTCCAAATGCTTGCACCTGTCACCGGGTCGGACTTCGGTTTCACATCTGTCTTGATGTCCTTTTCATCCACTAATACAACTTGGTCACCCATTTCCGCTACAGTGATTCCACTTGTCGTATTGAAACCCGTATCCGGGTATAGATCGTGATAGAAATGATTCAGTCCCATTCTGTTCCCTCCTTATAAATAGGTAAGGAGCATAAAGCCCCTTACATTTGTAATCGTGATAATGTTTCTGATACGACAGTGACTTTCCCGCCTACTTGTGTACTGAAGCGGAACCAGAATTCTGTTAAACGCTCCGTATCCACGTAGTCGCGTGACCCTCCGAGGTTTGGTACACCTTGGAATGAGAAGTCAAAGCAATACATACCCGGCGGAAGTGGATAGCCTAGATTACTATGACTTTCATGCGTGAGTATTTCCGGCTTGATATTATACGGCGTGTCCGCTTGGTTAAATACCAGTTCCATATTACCCGTGAAGTCTTTTGGTTCTAACGGTTTCCCGTTTGAATCCTCAATATAGAATAGTAGTTTACGATAAATCGTCCCTACGTTTAGTTTTAAAATGTTTTGTCCGCCACCTGAGAAAATGTCCGATTTCGATTGAACAAGTTTTAGTACAGACATGTCCGGTTGTCCGCCCGGAATCGACGGAATCGAAAACGTTTCAATAACAGGTGTGATTGACATAGATTTAAATATGACTTGGTCATTATTTGATGGATTTAATTTATATGCATTTGCTAATTGGTCAACGGCAATTGATAAGTTTACGTTAGCCGTGTTGTTTTGCAGCATAACCATTCCGACAGGGTCACGTTCATTTAAACTAACAGGGATTGGAATTGTAAATTGAATTTCATTGTCCTTCCCGGCTGTTGTTGCTACGTTTTCCACATAGTTTAAGGACTGTTTATTTGCACCTGGTAACAATACGTCCGGATGATTACGTAAAACGTTATACATAAACAGTTCTTTCCCTGATACAATATAAGGACTGAAGCCGTTATTTAGGTTGAGTTCTACTCGGCGTAAAATACCATATGGAGACATTGGGTCACGTTGAATGTTCCCGCTAGAGCTTTTCAACGTGGCTACGGCTTTTACATGTAACATGATTTTTGTTAATAGACGTGCTTTTGGTAATGTGAAATCAAGTGTCATACCTTCTTGTGTGACAACTTGTGTTGGCAATGTTTGTTTATATTGACGCGTTGACGTCGCCCAAATCATTGCACGTTGTTGCGGTGAATATTGCTCTTTCTGTTGTGCCATTAGTTTGTTCCTCCTTCAGCTTGTCCGCGTGTCGCGTCTTGTTCACGTTTAATACGTTCTAATTCCGCTTGTTTTTGTTCATAAGCTAATCGTTCTTTACGCTCACCTTCACGTAATTCGAAATCAGCAAACACCTCGTCCGATGTGACAAATTCAGCATCTTCATAACGATTTTTAAATTCAACAAGTTGCGCAAACGTCGGTTTCACTCCGCTAAAATGCGTGTTAATCAATTGCATATTTCCATTCAATACTTTTACTACGTGCATGTTATACCGCCTCCGCAATCGGTCTTACAACCGGGATATTGTATTTCTCGGAACCTTTTTTAATAATGTAAATAAAGATCATTGTGACAAATGTTGATACAAACATAGATACCCACCATGACGGGCTAAATAGTTTACCCATTTTCATTTCCTCCTTTTATACGGCTTGGACAACTTCACTTAGTCCCTTCACCGGATGTTTTGTTAAAATTGCTTTCGCCATGACTGTTAACAGTACAAACATGAGCCATAACACAATAATGTTTTTGAGTCCGACCCCTGCAAATTTACCCTCCACATTGTCACCCCCTTTCAAAGTTTCAAAGTGGCGCGAACGGGTTCGTCGTCGCTGTCCCGCATATACCAAAAGTTATACTTACCGGGCTTTTCGTAAAACTCCGGACACCCTGTCGCTTTTACAATGCGGTCACGGTCAGCCGGAATGTTTAAATCGAAAATAAAGAAATGACTCGAATTGTTAAATACATCAATAGGAATCGTGGCGGGTCTTTGGGTGCAAGCCCAAACTGTCGCTTCTTTACTACGCCCACGCGTCATAAGTGCGCGTAAATGGAACGGATACTTTGTAGGGGATGGAGCAACCTGCATCAATTCATCAATCCATAGAATTGTGTTTTCTCGCTCATACACCCATTTCATAAGTGCGTCATAATGTTCCTCACTTTGTTCCTCTGGTGATGGACAATAAATAATTTTCTTTGTCCGGGCTTCGGCTACTTCTTCCAGTGTCTCGACCAGTACAAAGTCCTTTCCCTCTCTTAACCCGTACCAAAGTTCCTTACCTTTTTTCCTTCGTTCCAAAGATTGACCCTTTGTATCTAACATCACAACATGTTCATACCCGGCTAAATACACTTCAGCAAGAAATGACTTCCCACTACCTGTTTTCCCAGCAATAAAGACATGTTCATCAGTCGGGATGCCATTCATGTTTCTTCACACCCTTCTTGTCATAACTCCTTTCCGTCCGCAAAACACCTTTTCCATTTCTGAGAGCTTGTTTGCGTGACGCATACGGAACGCGTGATAATAAAGTATTGAAAAAGTGTTCATCCATACGGTAACAATGTTCCTTGTATTCAAAAACAACATACTTTTCGCCTACCGTGACAGACCATTCTTCAACAAACGGAAAACAAGGTTTCCAATTCTTACACCAATCATCTAGCGATATTGCATAAATGCACCTACTCGCTCGGATGAGTACCATGTTGGACATAGTCAATCACTTCTTTCACACGTTCCAGTCCGCCATCAATGTTGTCTTCAAACTCATCAGAAAGGAGCGCTTGCCGGAATGAGGGAAGAAATGTCCCCGCTAAAATTTTGACTTGAAACGGTAGCTTCTCCACCACTAAGTTTAGGACTTGTTCCAGTCTTTCCTGTTTCGTTTCTGCCGGATGTTCCGGTAGTTGGATTTGGTCTAGCATAATTTGTTACCACCTGCGCTTTCTTCTGTTTTCTTGTGGCTTGCCACATTAAGAATTTTGGAATAAAGATTGTAAAACATGCGATAGCAAGCGCAATCGCGTCACTATTTTCCCCGACTTTTTCAAGTGCCGATGTTTTTGCTAACATGTTCTCTATCGGTTCACATAGCGTATTAATTTCTGCTTCACTTAAAGCCCATATTTCAAACCCTTCACGGGATGCCACCATTGTAGATACTGTCATTAGAATTGGTTTCAATTGCAAAATTTCCATTGACGGTGCTTTTGCTTTTCCTTTGGATCGTGGGGAAGATTTTGCATTCGCGCGTGAACGGGCTTTTCGTTCCCTGTCCTTTTTGCGCTTCTCTTCTAACTTTGCATCAATCTCCGCCTTTTCTTCTTCTTTCCCTGGAATGTCTACAGGAACCAACTTAGGAAGCTTTTCTTCTTCGGTTTGTTGTCCTCTTCCTCCAGTTCCTCCACTTCCGGTTCTTCCTCTTCCTCGACTTTTGGTTTCGGTGGTACTGGTACCTTTTGCGCCCCCGCTTCCTGTTCCTTCGGCTTTATTACTTCCTGTATCGTCGACATGAATGTCTTTGCCCATTGTGGTGCATCCTCCTCACTTTTTGATTTTGGTTTACGTTTTGGTTTCGGTTTTTCGTCTTCCTCTTCTTCCTCTTCCTCAACCTCTTCAAACTCTTCCTCTTCTTCCTCTTCCTTCTTTTTGGCAAAGAATTGGAGATTATTTATTGACAAGAAAGTTTTACCCATACCCATTGTTTTTAAAAATGGTACGCGTTCATGTTCTTCCTCTAATGCTTTCAGTTCATCTTCACATGCTTTTCTTCTTTCCATATGTCACACCCCTTATCGAATGTTTGTTCGCTATATGTATACTATAATACGAACGGACGTTCCTGTGTAACGTGACAATTGTCACATTTTTGCATAAAAAAAAAAGACTAGCTTGTCCGCTAGCCTTCTTTCTCTATTTCTAACAATCTTTTAACAATAAACTCTTTCGATACAACAGACTTGTCCATTTGCAATAACTCAATAATCAATTCATGTATCTTATCTTTCAATTGTCACACCCCTTTCAACAAATTTGAATTGAACGTGATTTATGGTGAGACCGTTTAATCTTTCCTTTCGTTTCTAATTGTAACAAATAACGGTGTGCCGTCTGATAACTAACGTACAAACGAGACCCCAAATCACGCACAGAAGGTGCAAAACCAAACTCAATCATATAATCCTCAATGCATTCCATCACTTCTTCTTCTCTCTTACTCAACATAATTATCCCCCTTAATTTCTTCTACTTGGTGTGACTTTAAGAAAGTTAATTGCGCTCTTTTTTCCCCACTACCACGCTTGTATGAAAGTTTATGAACATTTGTAAAACCTTGTTTCTCAAACTTTTCAATAATCGCGTGCTTGTCCTCTTTTTCTAATGACATATCAATCTTTAATATCTCATTACAAGTGTGACTTTGAATCCTCATGAAACATCACCTTCATAACTACCTGTCGGTGTATCGTGGAATTTAGCTAGTTTCCACATTTCGTTTTCTAATTCTTCATCAGCCCAATAACGCGGTGTTTTTGCATCGTAAGACTCGAAGTGATGCGGAATACTAATGTTTCTTATATAATCTATCAAACGTTTCTTTCTTCTTTTTAAAGCGATATGTTTCGATTCTGAAACCGTTGCTTCTATATCCTTATTACCATTCAATATATAACCTAAGGACGCTCTTCTCACATAACTATCATACAATTTGATTTTCTTTTCCCCATCTATTAAAGACATATAAAACTCTTCAAATTGCTTATAATCTAATTCCCTAGCGTCCTTGATAACGCCTTTGGCTTTAGTCTTTTCATAGAATTCATGTATTTGTTCTAACTCGTTCCATTTGATTCCTAATTCTGAATACATCTTTTCTTGCAAATAGATCCCTCTGCTGATTTTACCTTCCGGTAACCATTTCCCGTATTCATTACCAACTTTCGCGGGATTCATTTCTTTACTTGTCACAATCGCGTCTGTATCCGTGTAATAAATTTCCGCACCGTTTGCCTTTTCTTCCATTAAATCTTTATATAACTTCACTCTCGCATAACTTGTTATATAAGCTGATATATGAGGTTGAATTGTTTTTGATTGCGAAATACTCTTATACATGATGTATTCTTGTTCCGAACCTTTAAATTTCGTATATTGTTTTTTTACATATATAGAACCTTCTAATTTTCTTTTCTCTTCTTCTTCTACATTACAATAAGATGTTTGAATCCTTCTCATAGCAAAACGCCCGTAAAGTGCCGTTTGCATAAGTTTAGCGACTGCTCTTTTTCCGCCTGTACTTCCTTGCTTTAGCTTTTCGAAGTATTCTATATATCCTTTAAATAATTTATCTTTCTTCGCCCAAAAATAAACTTCTTGCATGTCCTCTATCACTACCCCAAATGATTCCGCCATTTTCAATTCTTCGAATGACCAAACACCCCATAAATAACCTGTTGGAAATAGTAGTTTTCTAGAGAATTTAAATGGTAATGGTGGTATGTTTAAATCTTCCGGTACAAACAATTTCACAAGTGCGAAACCTGCCCCGTTTTTCCCACCGGATAACTTGTGACTCATATAAACTGTTTTTGGTTTTACTCTATCGTTTTTACGATGAATCGTATAACGACCATACGGAATGTCCATTTCTTTCATAATAGACGGATACATACTTACTACATCATAATGGTAAACATCTTCCGCTATCGGTTTGTATACTTCAGTTCTTCCGCCGTGGTAACCCGCTCTCACTTGTTGTTCTAAATACTCTCCCTCTGCTCCAAAGTAATTAGTAGAAATAGCTTTCTTATAATCATCTTTAAAGAAGTGTTGAAAAAAGTTTTTAGCTAGAGAAGCAACAGTCGGACAACTTGCAAAAACCTTGTCAGGTAATCCAACTAAATGAATTACTTCCATCAAAATATAATAAAGTGATTTACAATCCATTTCTAAATAATGAATTAAAACAGGGTCGTCGGCTGGAACTCTTTTGAAAAAGTCTTCTTTGTCCTTATAACCATTTTCCTTCATATACTTTTCTAAATTAACTTTACTATTATCAATAGACAACCCGAAATCTTCACACAAACTTTCTAATGAACCTAATAGCATTTTATAAGAATCGTGAAAGACCATTCCGTTATTAGTTGTGAATTTTACGACCCTATTGTTTATGAATAATGAATCATTGAAATCAATTCTATCTATATCTAATAAATGTTGTAATATCTTTGATAAATCGAAATCTAAAAAATGAGTGTATATATGCAATTCATAGTCTTGAAGTAGTGACTTTAAGTGTGTTAATATGAAACTAACGTCAGTAGAGTGAAGAAACGATTCACCGTCAAATATCCCGATATGGAAGACCTCTCCAAATCTTCCGCGGGTTTCAACGTCAAGTGTGACAAGTTTAAAAGGCTTGTCACTTTCTTTTTGTCTTTTTTGTGACACTTTGAAAACCTCCTTAATAAATAAGACCGTGTATTCTCTCCGCAAATTCATTACTGAAATAATCAACTTCCGCTGCTAAATCAAGAACGAACTGTAACTTATCTTCCGGTTTATATAAAGCCGTCATCATAGTAGCAATCAATTTCAAAATAGGTAGCCAATATCTACATTTTCCGCTATACACTTCACGCCATCCATCAGCGTAATAATAGTTAGTTAATTCGATTTGTGACTTATCATCAACAATTTGTGGTGCATCACAAGCCCCTGTCGGAATACCTAATCTATCATGTATAGTCGATTTAATATGACTTCTAAGACCTTCCTCACCATGAACACTATAGATATGTTCTACCTGGTCTCTCTGTCTATCCCACTCTTCTAATGAATGACCTTGTGTATCGGTCCAAAAAACATATAGAGCCTTTCCTTTATTTCTTTCTGCTCTCTTCCGTCTTTGTTCTTCTCTCTTCTCTTCCCTAGCGATCTCTTTCTTTCTACGTTCAATTTCGGGAAGTAGCTTTTTCCAAGAATTAAATTTAGTAGGTGAAAGCCCCCACCTTTTTGCTTCTGCTGATATAGCTCTTGCTCTTTCTCTATTCTTTACCCTTTGATTTACTTGTTTGTAAACTACATCTAATTCACGACCCTTTAAACGCTTTGTTTCTTTTTTCGAAACACTAGAATCAGATAGTAATAAACTTATTTTCTTTTTCTTTTCTAACTTCTTCTTTATACGTTTTTTAGCCATGATGAACACCACCTTCTTATAAATAAGAGAGGTGAATAATCACCCCATCTTACTAAACTATAAAACATCACCTATCAACATTTCGAACGCAACTAAAAACTCACTTCTTGATATAGAAACAACATGATAATTTTGTTCCAAACCTTCAGATATAGAATATAACCCATTATCCTTTTCTTCAAAAACTAAAGTACGCTCTCCATTTTCGAGCACAAAACGTTTTCTTTGTAATGGCTTGTCCACAAGTTTTCCTCCTATCAATTGTTTCCGTTGTTTGTTTGCGGTTTATCTAAGAATGTAACATTTTCAGCAAGAACCTCTGTTACATATACTCTTTCATTATTTTGGTTCTCATAGTTACGTGACTGAATCTCTCCACTGACTCCGACACGATGACCTTTCTTAATGTAATTCGCCATATTTTCAGCTTGCTTTCTCCAAATAACGCAATTGATAAAATTAGAACCTCTATTACCTGCATTATCCACATACTTATGTGGTACGGCTAACGTAAAAGTTGCCACCGCCACACCATTCGGTGTATAACGCAAATCTGGGTCTTTTGTTAAACGTCCAACTAGAGTAACATTATTCATCGTCAAATATCCCCTTTTTCTTTTACTGTTTTTCCTTCTCCAAATAGGCTTTCAACTGTTCTTCAGATATGCGAGTTAACCGACCCACTTTATAAGAAGCTAATTGCTCCTTTTTAATCCAATTGTGTACAGTTCTCTCAGATACCTTTAGTTGTGTTGCGACTTCTTTTATCGTGTAATATTGTTCCGACAAAAGATTCACCTACTTTCAGTTCATTTCGGTTGTTTTCAACTTGATTCAGTTACATTCATATTATAAAACCTGTTTTATAGTAATGTCAACCTGTTTAACCAAGTATTACCTACTTTCTATTATACGAACACACGGGCGTATTTTCAATAGAGCACACGAACATATAGACGGTTTTCTGACATCGGAACAGAACGAATGTTCGTTTTCCCCTCCTTTCGTCTTCCCCACGATCCACGCGCATTTTTTTGTCACGATAAACTCTATAACTCATGCCCGTTTTTTTGTATCTCACATCGCCCCTTTTTTTGAGTGAAAATTATAGATGGAATAAGAATTCACAAAAATATTATTATGTCAATAGAGAGTATAAGAATTATAGACACAGGTAACCAAAAA